CACCGCATCAACATCCTAAAGACCGGACGCCTTCTCGATGCCGACGGCTCGGTGCTCTTCGACTACTTCTCCGAGTTCGGGGAAGCACAGGCCGCCGAGATTGATTTCGACCTCGACAATGCCACTCCGGCCGAGGGTGTTTTCCGCAAGAAGTGCGCCAGCGTCATCCGCCAGATGGCCGGCATTCTCGACGGCATCCCCTATTTGGGTGTGACTGCTCTTTGCGGCGACGCCTTCTTCGATGATCTCATCGCCCACAAGGAGGTCCGCGAGACCTACAAGGGGTATGCCGACGCCTCGACCCTCCGGAATGCCTATGTGAATGCAGGAACCTCCGGCATTTATGGCAGCTTCGAGTTTGGCGGCATCACCTGGGCAAACTACCGCGGCGGCGACAATGTCGGGGTGGATACCAACAGGTGCCACCTGTTTCCCATGGGCGTGCCGGGGCTGTTCCGCACCGTCTATGGTCCTGCCGATTACATCGAGACCGTCAACACGCCGGGGCAACGCCTCTACGGCAAGCAGTGGGAGATGCAGAACGGCAAGGGCGTCAATCTGGAGTTCCAGATGAATGCCTTGCACTACTGCACCCGTCCTCGTGTGTTGATCCCCGGCAAACGGACCTGAGGCGCATGACAAGGACGTCCCCACATGACCACGCTCACTGAAGGCCGCCACCCTGGCGAGGGCCTCCTGTCGGAAGCCAACTTCCACCGCTCGCGCGGCAGGGCCACGATCAAGTCCGGCTCGGGCGTGATCGAGCCCGGCGCGATCCTCGGCAAAGTCACCACTGGCGGCAAATTCGCCCCGAGCCCGGCCGCCGCGACGGTCGGCGTCGAGGGCGCCGAAACCGCAGTTGCCATCGCGATCTACGGCTGCGACGCCACCGCGGCGGATCGGGAGATCGCGATCATCGAGCGCGACGCTGAGTGGCGGATCAGCGCCGTCGTCTACGAGGCCTCGGTCGATACCGACGCCGAGAAGCTGGCCAAGCGGACCCAGCTGGCCGCGGTCGGCATCATCCTCCGCTAAGCCCACCCCCCCACCACCACATCGCCAAGCCCGCCCACCCCTGCGGCCCGATCCGGCCTGCGGGACGAGCGCGCTTGCACCATCGCAACAAGGAGCCCCCCGGAATGTCTCTGTTCGACGACATCGACGGCTCGCTACAGGCGGCCATGGACCATGTGTTCGGCGAGGCAATCCGGGTGCTCCCCCAGTTGGCAGGAGGAAACTATGGGGCCGGGGCTCCCGACCCGGCCCGCCCCCCGCTCGACACCCGGGCGATCATCAGCCGCGCGCCCAACACGGGGAAGCTCGACTTCGCCGGAACCAGCCGCAGGGGGGTGGAGCTCTCGCTGGCGCCGTCCGAGTGCTGGATGGACCGGGCCGCCTACGCCGCCCTCGGCTACGCCATCCGCCCCGGCGACATTATCGAGCTCACCGAAAAGAGCTGCGTGCGCGTGACGGTATCCAACGTGGCGCTGGGCGACCACCGGGACATCGTGATCCACTTCACCGCCGGAGCTTCCGCCCCATGAGCATCATCGCCCTCGCGATCCGCATGTCGGCGACCCGCGCCCTTGAAACCGAGGGGGCCAGCCTCCGCCGGGCGCAGACGCCATCGGCGGCCTCGTTCTTCTCGCTGATGGCGGGGCTGCTGTCGTGACCGAGGTTCGCATCCCCGGTCCCGTCCGCGCCCGGTTCGTCACCCGCGCCGAGTTTTGGGACGACGACATGGCCTGCCCGATCCCCGGCGCCCTCTACATCGCCGAAGCGGGGGATGGCGGCCCCGGCCGTTGGTACTACGCCTGCCCTTGCGGCTGCGGCGCCTCGGGCGCCATGCAGGTCGCCGAGGTCACCAAGCCCGAGCGCAGCCCCTCGTGGGTCTGGAACGGATCGTTGGCCCTGCCGACGCTCCACCCCTCGGTTCACTACGTCGGCCACTGGCACGGGTGGCTGCGAAACGGGGAGTGGGTCCAGGCATGACCGAAACCATCGAGACGATCACCATTCAGGGGGAGGCCATCACGGCCTCCCTTCTCGTTTGGCGCCGGTTCAAGCGCCCCATGCCGGGGCTCGTCGAGCGGGTCTACGACCTCAACCCGCGGCTCGCTCTGGTCGGCCCCGTCCTCCCGGTCGGGACCGTCCTCCGCCTGCCGGTCCCGGTCACCAAGGCGGAGCCGGACATCACCCCCGTCCGCCTCTGGAGCTAAAGCCGATGAAGGCCATCTTCTCCGTCGTTGTCGGCGGGCAGGACATCACCCTGAACCTCAACCCGGTGCTGCAGAGCCTCCGGGTCAGCGACAAGGCGGGCATGTCCAGCGACACCGCCTCCCTCGAACTCGACGACCGGGATGGCCAGATCGTCCTCCCGCGGCCCGGCGCCTTGGTGCTGATCAGCCTCGGCTGGGAGGGCCGGGGCATGGGCCGGGTGTTCGAGGGCACCGTCGATGAAATCCGCGCCTCGGGCTCGCGCTCGGGCCGGACCCTGTCGATCAGCGCGAAGGGCATGGACACCCGCGACAAGCCCAAGGAAGGCCAGCGGCGCCACTTTGACGACACCACCATCGGCGACGCCCTGTCGGCTACGGCCGAGAAGGCCGGGCTCACCATGTCGGTTGACGCCGAGCTCGGCAAAATCAAGCGGCCCTATATCGCCCTCGACGACGAGAGCTTCGTGGCCTTCGGCGAACGGATCGCCCGCGAAGTGGGCGGCACGTTCAAGATCGTCGGCACACGGGCGATCCTCGCCAAGCGCAACGGCGGGTCGTCTGCCGGGGGCGCCAGCCTGCCGACCGTCACCGCGGCGTGGGGGAGGAACCTCCACAGCTACGACATCGCGCCCATCCTCGGGCGCCCGGTCGAGAAGGCCACCCGGTCGCGCTGGTATGACAAGGCCAAAGCCGACTGGCTCGACGCCACGGCCGACACCGGCACCGAGGGCGGGATCACCATCAAGCCCGCCCGGTTCTCCGAGCCGGACGAGGATCGGGCCGGAGAGCAGACCAAGGCCGACGCCGCCGAAAGCGACCGCAAGAGCGGCGAGGGCTCCGTCACCATCGAGGGCACCGTCGCCGCCCAGCCCGAGGGCCAGTGCATCGTCACCGGCTGTCGGCCGGGTGTGGACGGCGCCTATCGGATCGAGAGCGTCGATCACGACTATTCGCGAAGTGGGTGGACCACCTCGCTTGAGCTTCGCCAGCCCAAGGGCGAGGCGGGAAAAGACAGCCGGTAAAAGGGGTTCCCCACATGGCCTTTGGTTTCGGCGCTGGTGTTCAGCGCCTCGGTAGCGTTGCGGTTGACACCGTCGCCGCCCTCAGCGCCCTCACGCCCGCGGCCGACGTCCGGCCGACCGGGTTTGTCTACGCGGACCCGACGCCCGCCCTCAACGGCGTTTATACGTGGTCGGGCGCCGCCTGGGTTCGCCAGCGCGGCCTCCCCGATGGCGTCGCCGCCTACACGGGCATCGCTGGCACCTCGAACGCCATCACCGCCACCCCCGCCTCGGGGGTCGACCCGGGGGTCTGCAAGGTGGCCGTGATCACCCCTGTCGCCGCGAACACTGGCGCCGCTACGCTGAACGGCGAGGCCATCAGGGACCGCTCCGGCAACGCGCTGTCTGCCGGTGCGCTGGCCGCCGGCGTGTCGGCCCTGCTGCTCCGAGACGGGGCGACGTGGCGGCTGCTCACCGGCAACATCGCCGAGATCTCGGACGTCTACGGGCTGCAGGCGGCGCTCGACGGCAAGGTGGGCGCGGGCCACACACACGCGCAGAGCGACATCACCGGCCTTGTGGCGGCGCTGGCCGCCAAGGCCGACGGTGCCGCCACGACCGCGGCGCTCGCGGCCAAGGCGCCCCTCGCCAGTCCGGCCTTCACCGGCAACCCAACGGCGCCGACGCCCAGCCCCGGCGACAACGACACCTCGATTGCCACCACCGGCTTCGTCAAGGCGGCGATTGACGTGATGCTTGGCGGCGTCTCGGCGACGTTCGACACCCTGTCCGAGCTCGCCGCCGCCATCGCGCTCAAGGCCGACGCCGCCGCCACCACGACCGCTCTCGCGGGCAAGCAGGCGACGAACGCGATCCTGACCTCGATCTCCGGGCTCACCATCGCGGCCGGTGATCTCATCGTCGGCACCGGGGCGAACGCCTTCGCCAAGCTCGCCAGAGGGTCTGCCGGGCAGGTTCTCCGGGTCAACGACGCAGGGACTGCGCTCGAATACGCCTTACCCGGCGGCGGCGTGAGCATCGTCAAGGAGCAGGAATTCCTCGCCAGCGGCACCTTCACCCCGAATGCCGACGCCAATGCCTACGAAATCCTCGTGGTCGGCAAAGGCGCAGGCGGCAACACGGGCAACAACGGCACCAACGGTAACGCGGGCAACGGCGGGTCAGGCGCGGGGGCTGTTCGCGCCTCGGGGTCAAAAGCCGAAGTCGGAAACGCGGCGATTACCGTCACCATTGGCACCCAGGGCGCGGACATAAATAATGCTGGAACCCCGACGAGATTTGGGAACCTTGCAACGGCCAATAGCGGCCGCGCGAAAAACAACACAAACACCGCCAACGCGCCCGGAGGCACCGGCACCTCAAATCTAACCGAAGCAGCTTCGTTTACCGGCGGCGCGTCCTCGGCACGCCTTGGAGGCGGCGACAACCCCATGCCGCTTTGGGGGAGCGACGGCTATGGTAGAGGCGGTAACGGCGGCAATGCGGGTAGCAGCAACAACAACAGCACCGGCACCGAGGCTGGGGGCCCGGCCATTGTCGTTGTGCGCGAGTACCGCTGATGCGAATTACCTTTACCACCGACAA